CCATGCTTCCAGATAAAAACTCTGTATTCGTCTAGAAGCCTTTGAGATCTTATTATAACACTCCTTTCTTCTATAAAAGACCTTGATTTCTCAATTACAAGAGGACGGGTTCGTTGATTCATACTAAAACCAGGTACCATTCCGTCTCCTCTATCAAATTTTTGCACATAAAGCTCTATTTGAGTTCCTGCTATTTCCGATTTAGGTGAGTAGTATAGGTTTGGATACCCCATTTCCTGGATAGTTGTGACTACATCCCATCCTATATTAGCGTTTTCTATTACGAGCATGGCATTATTCCATTCAATAGCTCGTGAAACGAGTATTCGGGCAAAGTCTTTCGTAGATACCTGATCTTTATACTCAGCTACCTGCGTTAAACTGTCGATATCTATAACATGGTAGGTAGAAAAGTCTTTTCCGTCCCCTCTAGCTACGTCTGCTACTACCATGTAGTTTTTCATAGCATCGCAGTAATGCCAAACCCAGTAAGATTGATTAGGTCCTGATCTCTCAACCGGCTCTCTAACTGTATTTTCTTGATACCAGTTGAGAGTAGAAGGTTCGAGTACAGTATCACCTGATGTACTAAAGTCACAATCACATTCCTGTGCAGCAGCTCGAGGCCCTAGCTGTGCTGTTTGTTCCTCTCTCCAATCTTGTGTTCTTTCTGGGTGTACAGTCCATGGTAAGCTAATAGGTATAAACCTATTTTCACCAATTTGTGCACGAGAAAATTCTCTATGAAACCAATTACCAACACCATTCGGTGTAGACAATGCAATACATCGACCTCCTGTTGCAAGAGTTTGTTGAGCGGCAGTAAAGATATCGTCAATCCTGTCAATAAATGCAGCCTCGTCAATTACTAGTAGAGATACTGCTTCGGAACGTGCACTATCTGCGGCTGCCGACACGGCTTTAATTTGAGATCCGTTCTTTAATCGTAAACTCAAACGGTTATGTTCTAATACTGGTAATTGCATCCACTGCGGTAGATTATCGTAAGCAAACCTTACCTTAGTTACCATATTTTTTGCAGTAGCTTGAGTCGTTGCAAGAACGAGAATATTTTTATCTTGTTCAAACAACATCATCCATAATGAAAAGGCTGAAGTTAGAGTAGATATACCTAACTGCCTTGACTTATTAATAATAGAGTAGTCGTGTTTCTGTAAAAGGTATAAAACTTTTTCTTGAAAAGGGTAGAGATTAAAAGTCATCCTACCTTTAGTTGGATGTTGAATCGTGTAGTACTTCTTCATGAAGTATACAGGATCTTGTTTGCACCTTATAAGCTCTTGCTTAATAGCTTCACTTATATTTGCTCTTTGACTCATTTAATTTATTTTACAACTCAGCGTCTTCGTCATCTAATGTGACATTGGTAGCTTTTTCTATGTCAGCTCTCAACTTTTTAATCTGAGCAGGTATGTTACTAATCGCAGCTTTATATTGATCGATACTAATAATATTGCTTTTTAATTGCATTAATAAAGCATCTTTTTGATGTTCTAAAGCCTTTAATTCAGCTTGTTTTTTATGAATACCGCTTGAGACAGGCTCGTTACTTTTTACGTCTTTTGCAGAAGGTTCTTTTTCGAACTCTGCAGAATCGTCTGAATCGTCTTTAAACCAATTATCTTCGCTTTCTTCATCTCCGAACATTTCATCGTCATTCATTTCATCCTGTTCGGCATCAGTCTTCAACATCCCGCCCGTGTTATCGTTTTCGTTTAGGGTAGACCTTTTGGTAAGTTTATTCTTAACTAAGAATTTTTTAATATTGAATTCCATACAAATCTTTAGTTATAAATAGTTTGATACTACTGTTCTAAAATAAGCGGATCACCGGATGACATAGCCTTAGCTTGGGATAGTGCTTCCTTCCACTTAGCTTTTGTGTATTTTATTCCATGCAAGTAGTATTCTGGAGCTAAATTTTCGTGTTCTGGGTATATAATCGCAGGTCCTTCAGCTGAATGTGCTTTCACTAAAGGGTCTCCGGTAGTTTGTAGATAACTTACTGTTTTACCGCATGCGGTTTTAATAGTTCGTTGTATAGTTTGAATTCGCATAACTAATATTTAATTAAATATATGTAAATTTTATCGAAAAAACAACAAAAAACCCAGCTTTATATGCCGGGCTTGCTTTTTAAGTTAAGATTCTGTTTCTTCTTCTGCTGCCTCGCCTGGTGCTTCTGTTTCCGAAGCTCCTTCTGGCTCTTCACCTGCTACTTTCTCCCCTCCTTCAGGTCCTTTCGTTTCGATTGGATTACCAATTGCAAGAAGTCTAGCAATAGCATTAACACACCTCTCTCTTTCACCGATAGTTTGCAAATAAAACTTTTTACCTCCTACAGTTGCTTCATAAGCTTTACCTAGGAAGGTTAACATAAAACTTTGACCGTTGTGTAAAACAATTTTAAACGTTGTAGGCTTTGGAGCAACAATATAGATTCCGGTAATATAGTCTTTGAATGCCGGAGTCATTAGCATTTCTAAAGTCTTATTTAAGGTCGGGTATTTTTGTAGTATAAAGTTAATAGGATCATCGTCAAAAGATTGAACTTTAGCTTCCATTTTCTCAACTTCTCTGAGAATTAACTTTTTTATAATCTCTCTGTTTGTCATATTACGCTAATAAACTATAATACTCTTTAAAATGTTTAATTCTATCGGCAAGACCGATCGTACCGCCGTTTACCAGCTTAGTAGCTTTAGTTACTACAACGTCAGTAGCACCTTGATCAGCAACTGCACTAAGCTTACGGCTATTCCAATACCATGCAGCCGATAACAAAGGATATTTCGTAGCTACGAGGTCTGGATTAGTTAATGTATCCACTCCTGCAGCTTTACCGAAAGCAGTATAGTTTACTTTTCCAGTTAACTGTATGTATCCACGGCCGCGAAACTTAAATCCCTCCCCTGATGCTTCAGCACCATTACCCATTCTAGAGGCGTAGACGCGATTAGCAATCTTTTCAGGCTTACGTTGATATTGTTCGGCTAGGGCCGGAGTAGGAAAATATTTTTTAAAAATTCCTTGCAAGCCTTTAGCGCTATAATTTAAATTTTCATTTACAACCCTAAATCCGCCTGATTCATGTCCGCACTGTGCTAGGAAATGAGCAAGACGGAGCGGAGTATTGATTTGAAACTTCTCCATTACTTCTGGAATTTGTGCAATTACAGAATCAGGTACGTGTCCTTTTAGTTTTTCTAAGTTCATACTTGTCTAAAATTTGGATGAATCGTAACCTTTTCTTGTATATTGACTAAATTATTCTAGCTTCTATAGGGGTTAGGAAAATTAAAGTTACCGTTTTTAGTTATAGTACCTTTTAAAACGAAATACTTTTTATCTTTTATCTTTACTTGATCTTTCATCGACTTTTTAACTGCCGTCAACATCTGAGCTGCTAAGTACTGGTCGGATGGCGGTACTGTACCGTAAAACTCTTGTTTAAATTTAGAGTCTGTTTTATTTCTACCCAACTCAATTTGAATTATCTCCGGAACGTATAATTCGTTTCCAGAAGTAGAACTCTTCGTTCCGTGACTCTTAAAAAGATTTAATTGTTCCGGAGTGAATTGGTAGTTGGTAGGTACTTTTTTATCTTCTCTTTGAAGTTTTTTTTTAGCTTCGTATAGACCTTTTTCCTGAGCTCTGCGTTTTGAGTAATCAGAAATGTACTCTTCTTCTTCTTTTTCTGAATCATATCCTACTTCGTCAACAAACTCCTGTAATTCTTCTAATGCTTGAAGTAGTCCAGTTTTTTCTGCTATAGGAATATTAGAATTAGTAGCAAGATTTCTCTTTAAGTTACGTAGGGCATCATCTGCAGCCTGTATTTTTCTCATATCTACACCTTCGTACATTACTTCGGCATATCCAGGTCCTGGTCCTTTCGTCCTACTAGATTCACCGTCTAAATATTCAGCAACTGAATGCATATAGTCGGCAGCAAGAGAAACATAAGCTGATACCCATCCTGGAAGGTTATCGCTTTCACCAATCATTTGATCGATCTTGGAAGCATTGGAGATCATATCTCTTAACTCGTTCTTAGCCATGCCAGCTTCGTGGTCATGTCCGTGATTCCAATCACGTCCACATTCGTTACATTCTGCAAGTATGTGTTTTAGCTTTATCATTTTATAGCTCTTGTTATTTTATCGTTTATTTGCTTTTCAGTTTCTCGTGGAAGAACGGTTATTTCATCAGGAAAATCTTTAAGATTAAACTGTATAAACTTACCGTTCTCTACCTTTCCTATCAAAGCAGTGTTGAAATGTCCACCTGTTAATTTATAGACTATTTCAAAAAACACGCCACTCTGTCCAGGATACGTATATAAATAGATACCAGCATCATTAACTACAAGATTAAAAGCTCCTAATTCATTCTTTGGAATTTGAGCAAAATATAACGAGTCGGTTATTTTTTTAAACCTGTAGTTACCTTTGACAGCACGGTTAAATATGTCAATATCTTTTGGATTTATCATTAACAGTGGTAGTTTAAATATCTTTGAAGTGCTTTTGCGTAATGAGTTCCTTTATCCTTTAACTTAGATTTCGCCGATCTAACTCTAGAACACGATAATTTTCCAAGTCTTTTTTTGAGAATTCCAGGTTTTACTGGGTCGTGAACTCCCTCTTTAACTTCATTTAGTATGTCGGTAAGCTTAATCATTTTGTTTTTCCCCAAGTCTTACCCTTACCCGGACGGCTACATTGTGATGGTGTTGGACGGCAGGATGGATACTTAGCACGCGTTTCACCTTTCTGCCTGCCGCAGGGTTTACATTTTTTCTTGCCGTCAACTTCTCGGCATGTATTACAATCGACCCAGCCTTTTGAACTACCTGATCCGCCCTGTCTTGAGAACCATTTATGGAGAGATTCTTTTTCCTCTACGAGATCTTCTTCTTTTAACCCTTTCCAAATATCTCCTTTACGGCATCTTACTATAGCACCTGATCTGTATGCAGTCGATTTCTTTCCGTATCTATTACGTGCAATACGAAGACATCGGTCTGCTTTTTTTTTCTCTTCGATTACTTCGTTTAATTCAGGTTTAAATCCTTCTTTTTCAAACCCATCACGAAACCATTGCGGTAAATTACTAAACTTAGATTTTACCGATGTTTTACCGTTTTCAAACCAATCGGGGAATAATGTATAATAACCGCCTATTTTTCTGTATTCTGAAGGAATTTGACTTTCAGGTGTAATTTTCAACGGTTCAGATACTCCTGGAAATTGATTAGCTGTAAAATCGATACCTAATCCATCTACGATAGAAAATATATGTGAATCTCCGTCACCGCTCTTACCGGGAAATTTTTTTGTATCTTTAGGAGGGGCTAATAATAGAGCAACGGGTTCAAATCCTTTATTCTTTTTAGTCCATTTTATAAATTCAAAAGTAGAGCGCTTACAATCATGGTTAGAGTTATAGCTTTTAGAATTCATAAATTCTTTAGCTAGACTACCAACTTGTTGTTGATTTAAAACTTCGTTTAATATGTCTAATAACTTAATCACTTTTTATCTCTGATTAGGAGTTCACCTAATACCTCCATACGACCTACTTCACGTTGAAACTCTATTTGAGTCATGTTTAATGAAATCTTTTTATGTGTTTGCTCGAATTCTTTCATAGCAGCTTCTTTATTAAATTTACCCTCCTCTGCTTTTTTGTAGTAGGGAGCTTTAACTTTGAAATGATGCCATGTTAACAGTGATAATCCGCCTTTTTCCTCGGCATTTGACGCTATCTTAGCAGCACCTTTACCACGGGTAGTAGCAAAGTTTTCAAATGTTTCTTGTACTTCTTTTAGTATGTCTAATAATTTAATCATTTACCAAGCTTTACAAGACCAGTACCTTGCTTTGGTACGAGGTCCGGGGTTAGCACAGTTATGTCTTGCTCTAAAACTCTTCCTGCGGGCAGGAATATTCTTTTTTATCTTCATGTTAGGGTCACCGAAGTTAACCTTTACAACATTACCTTTATCATTTTTAACATATACAGATCTTTTCTTAGGGCCTCCCGGTGTTAGAAAGGGTTTACCGAGCTTAACTTTACGTCCTTTATACTCAGCTTCTTCAAGTTTATGCTCGTATTCTAGAAGGTATTCAGCAAGACACGCAGTACAGTAGTTTTCTGTTTCGTAACTCTCCTCATGATCGGCTCTTACTTGATGAAACTCGTCTGGTCCATCATCAGCCATGGTATGCATTTCGTTAGTTCTACGACTACAATGATGTTTTCCTGTTAAGAAAGGTTTAGGGCATGATGTGCCCTTTACGTGTACGTGTCCACACTTACCGCAGCAAGTACCTTTTTTTTCGTCTAACATTAGTGTAAGAATTTAAGCTTGTACTTAGTAGACTCTACCAAATCAATTACTTCATCTACTTGATTCTGTATGTAAGAATCTTGAGGAATCTGAGTTCTGATAGTCTCTACGAACTTAGCTAATCCTTCGAAGTAGGTTATTGCATTTTCATCTTCTTTTATCGCACCAGCCATTTTATATCCACGCAAAATACCGTAACGGCCTTGGTAACTCTCTACCAATCCGTCGATAAGTTCTATAATACCTTCATAGTATCCCTGCAATGCCTTATGCTGGGCATAAGAGCTGGTCTGTAGGTGGTAAATATGAGCTTGATTGCGGCTCTGCATTAAAGTTCCGATAAAAGTTCCGTACTGTTCCATTATTCTTCCTCTTTTTTAGGTAATTCTTTCTTAGCTTCTTTGACCATTTTATGCTTACTGCGTAATGCTCTAATAACATTCATCTTCTTTTCAGCAAGTCCGTGATGACCTTCTGCAAGTTCTGGGCTATTAGTAGCTTCTTTCATGTGAGCATTGATCTCTTTTTGAAGCCTAGCGATATGCTTCTCAATTTCACCTATTACGTGATCTTTTTTCTTCTCAACTTCAGAGAGATGCTTATAAAGTTCAGTGCAAGCAGCTTCAGCTACTAGATCTGCTTCGTCTTTATCAGCATAAACACCATGAACTCCGTGAGGTTCAAACTGTCCCATACCGAAAGCATGTGTTTGATGTACGATATCTTCAGGAGTAGATTCAGGAGATGGTTTTAAAACCACGAACATCTTACCGATCTTATCTTCACATCCGGGGTGTTCCCAAGAATTTTCCATTGAAGGCATTCCCATTCCCATAGACTCTTTCAAACTTTTAGATTCTTTCTTAGTCTTTTCATCTGCAATATGTAGTGCAGCTAGGTATTTTTTGAGAGCTTCTTTTGTACCTTTAGTAGCGCCGACCTTCTTACTTCCTTTGTAAACTACGTATTGGTCGCCAACTTTTTTATGAGTATACGGCATTTTTATGGATTTTTTCCATTATAAATATCCCGTTTCTTTAGTTCTGCAATTTCTTCTTTTACCTGTCTATAAATAGCTTTTTTGTCTCCGCCTCCCCATTTTTCTACTTCGCCAGCTTCAGATACAAAGGTTTCTGAGTCTTCCATCCAGTCTTCCAAGGCTTTTTCCAGATCGTCTAGCTCGGCATTCTTATTCCGACTCATTATACTAGTGCAGTACTCTTCCCACTTTCCTGAACGCTTCACCTCACTTTCCATTTTTATAACACAGTCAAAACACATTTGATGGATTGCCCACATTTTCTTGTTGTACTCGTCTACTTTCATTACCTGCCTACATTTCGGACAGGAAAAAGGTAGTACAACTAGTTTCTTAATCTCATCTAACTTAGTTACAGACTGCTTTATACCGTTTTTAATTGTCCAAGTCTTACCGTTTTCACTCCAAACATCTCCCTCTCCGTAAATTGGGTTATATTTTTCGTATCCGGTCTGTATTTGAGTTCTATCACCAGTATTCCCGGTAATAATATTTCTCATCCTCTGTACATCACGAGGATTAAACTCTTTTTTGAGGTTATTTTCCATAACAAAGTTATTTATACTGGTCTACTAACTTAAATTCGATATTTTTAGCATTTAAAATTTTAAGTACTTGCTCATATGCTAGTAGACTTGGCGGTTCAAAACCCTCTTCGTCATCAAATCCTGAACTATATGTTGCACTTGGTTTTTTAATTTCAATACTTTTTATTGCTTTCGAAATATCTACACCCTCTGGATATCTTTCTAAACTCACTCTCTCTTCTGATTCGTCCGCACTATTTCTTCCGTACCCTGCTTTAGTATCAGCATAAGGTTCGAATTTATACTTATTGGAAAGTTTATCTCCGTCAACAGTAATACGAACACTCTGTGAGATTGTATCACTTTTCATTCTTTTGTTTCTAGTAAAAGAAACGTAGGGCTGTATGTTAGAATTAAGTTTAAAACCATTCTTAATTATACCTACCAACGAAGGATAATTAGTAAAGTGGTACACCACTCCTACCTGCTTTGCTTCGCTTAGAGGTGTTACTTTCGAATCAAGGTTGTATATATTGAGGTTTAGTTTTCCGTACTCCCTCATTATAATACCTGCCATTGCATTAGCATCGTTCTCAATATCAGTACCTGTTTCTCCTGCAGTATCATGTATCAGCCCTAATTCATGCTGTCTGTGATGAGTTAATTCATGTGCAAGACTTCTACAGACATCGGCTAAATTTCTTCCTAGAGAAAAAACCTTGATAGACATCGATCCGGGATGATACTCACCAAAAGATCTACGTTCTTCAACAAAAGATTTGTCGTTTACCATAGATATTTTAGGCAAGGACTGTATATTTAATTCTTTTTTACAGAAACGAATAAAGTGTTTTAGTGTTTCTAACTTGTTTTGATCCATTACTTTTTAATTTTTGGTGCAAGTAACTTAAAAATCTTCGATGCAGCACCTCTATTGAATGCAGCTTCAGGAACAGCTTCAACGAAAGATTCGTAATCACCAGAATCTAACAAGTTTCTTACGTGCGGGGCTGTTATATCACCTGCTTTTTCATGAACCTTTATCAACTTTACTCTATCTCCAAACTCTTTTTGTAGCGAAGTAACATACTCTAGATCATCTACTTCGTCATCTCCCGCTGAAACATATACAGGATTTACTGTTGAATTTTCTTCAAGGTATTTGTAGATATCTACTACTGGAGATTCTTGGTCGGAGATTTTTACCTTAATTTTAGAATTTGGTTCTGCTTGAAGGTATATATTCCAAATAGCAAGAGAATCTTCAGGGGTAATTCCGTCTACTACTTTCTTACTTATTATGATATATACTACCTTAACATAGTCTCTACTAGCCAAATCTTTTGCAGCCTGGTAGTGTCCTTTATGTGGCGGTTTAAATCTTCCTGGGTAGAAGCACGGACCAGATTCATTTATAAGTGCCTCTGCGATTCTTTTCCCTAATAATTCAGCATTAATCATACTGATTATAAATATCTACAGGGGTTGATACTCCGGACAAGCATTTTCTATCTCCTTTTTTAACTGTTCCATATACTCTACGGCGATTAAAACCTTTTCTTTTACGTTCGCTACCTCTTCCTGATCTAACTCTAACCTAAAAACAAACATTTGATAACCTTCCAATACACGGGGGTCGAAACTAATAAAGTCACACCAGGTTGCTCCAGCACAAATCATGTTCGAAATACACTGGTAGTAATAGTTAGGTACTACTTTTTTAAACTTTGCAGCAGAATCAATGAGTCCATACTTAAAGTGATTGGCGGAATTATAAGGACATTTAACCTCTATAATACCTTCCGGTGATACTATTCCGTCAGGCGATCCTCCGTAGTATTCATCTGCAAGAATAAACGAAGCTTTTTCTACCTTGTTATTAGTCACTTGCTCGTAACGTTCAATAGCAACAGATTCTAACTCGGTACCCCAGTCAAGAGCTTGGCCGCTGGCTGGTTCTTTATATCCGTTAAAGTGTTCACATACTTTTTCGAGAAGGTAGGTCTTAGCTGTTTCAGTTAATCCCTTATCGCTCATTATCTTGTGTATTTCTGAGCTAGTTATTTTACCTCGTCTCATTTCAAACCACTCCGGGCTTCTTTGTTCAACTATCATAAGTGCATTTTTTTTAATAACAGCTCCCTGAATGTAAGCTGCTTGGCGGTGTGTAAATATTTTGTCATTTCCTCAAAACCGATCTCTGAAGGATCTTTACTGTTTAGTTCAATCAAGTAGACATCTTTACCTAGGTTGAGTAAATCTACAGAATACTTCAGAGCTTCTTTTAGGGCATCGTTATCTAAAGCCAAGTAAACTGTTCGTACATCACTCTCTACTAGCTTCATCATAAGAGCTTTAGGAATTGTCTTTCCAAATAGCGGTATTGCGTTTCTTCTCAATGTTATTGCATCAAAAATACCTTCACATAACACTACAGGTACTTTCCAATTGATATAATACTCAAACCCTATCAATTCGTTCTTATTACAGGAAGGTGCATTATACTTTCTAGCTGGATCTCTTTCATATGATCTAGAAATAAAGTAATTTACACGGCCATTACTGTCATAAGAAGGAATAATTACTGAATTTGCATACCTACCTGTCTCGCAGTACCCGATATTATACTTCATAATGTCTTCATCTGTTATACCTCTACTCTTGACGTAGGCTTTAGCTTGTCGGTAACTTAACTTTGTACTGTTTTGTGTAAGAGTTAAAAACTCTTTCGGCAATTGCACCACCGTGTAACTCTTCTCATCTACATCTCCTTTACCGTCAGGGAAATAACTTCGCATTTCTGACAACTGTGTAGGACTGGCATGTAATTTTTTGAGTAAAGAAATTAAATTTCGTCCTTTTGTAGCAGGTTGACAAGTCCAACAATGGTAAAATCCTGTTTTTGGATCTACCTCTAACTTAGGTTTGTGATGTTTACAGAATGGACAGTGAAAGGCATAGTTACCTTTTGTGGAGGGTTTAGATTTACCTAATAAACTATGTAATAATCCTAGTACGAGTCGTGAATTTTCCATGTATATCCCTGTTCTACAAGGAATATTAAGTAATTATTCTGAGACTTCCAAGTCTCTTCTAAAAAATTTTGCTAAAACATTGTCATTGTACGACTTATCTGAAATAAGTACTTCTTCTACACACTGAAAATGCACCTCCCAGTAAGTAAGCTGCTTTTTATTAAAGCAAAACTTGAGGATTTCTTTACGGAAAGCTTGAATTCCGTTTTGTTTAATTTCGTCTTGAATAGTCTTGTTAGATCCCCAGTATTCTTGCCAGTTTGACTCTGTAGTTACGAGCTTTTTTGTAGGTTTTCTACCCGGACCCTGGTGTTCTGCAAGCTCTTTTTTTGTTAGCTTCTTTCTAACGTTCGAATATAGAGATTTTTTACCGATATAAAATTTACCAGTCTTAATATTCGTAATTTTGTATACAAAACCTAAACATTTTTCTGGAAATTTATCGATATTGTCGTACTCCTTTATAGTTCCTTTCTCGTATATAAACCATTTTTCAGTCATAGACTTTTAATTATACTTTTAGCTATCCCACCTAACAACAAAAGTTATATCTGTATTAGAAGGAATAGGGTACGGAGTAGCTAATTTTCCGATAACTAACAATTCGTTAGCTTCGTTATACAAGCCTACAGTCGTAGCATAAGGATGAAAAGAGGATCCTGTTATATTATCTGCAAGAGTACCGTCTACGATCTGGCCATTTATAGCTGAGCCGCTTTCTGGCGCATAAAAAGGTAATGCAGATAATCCCGTGATAAGGGTAGTTGCTTTAAATACAGTAGGATTTTGCGAGTAATTAAAGTCGTTTTCTAAAACTCTACATTTAACCTCATTTACGTAAATCGTGGTTTCAGCTCCTAAAGCTAATTTGTATGGTGCATACGATGGCATACTTATAAATAGTAGAACGGCCAAACATTTTTGTGCAGCCCCCAGTAACTGTGTTCTCTAAACGTATCTTTCCTGTATACGTTATAGTGAGAAGTAAAATGTTTTCCGTGATTTACGTGTATAGCCGGATGTATACACTCCCACTGTTTCCGTATCAGGGTTTGAGGTTCTATAAGTCCGGCATTTCTAATAAGAGCATTAGCTAGAATAGATTCACAGTGGTGAATTGCTTCGCTAAATCTCATCGTCATTTGATGAAAAGGCTCATCTCTTTGTCCTAAAGGTTGAAATCCATTAGCATTAATTCCCATGTAATTCATATTAGTCAATACGCAACCCTCTTCAAATTCAGGAAATTCAAAGTATCCTTCCGGATATAATACGTCATGTTCTAAAAAAGAAACATACTTGTAATTACCAATCTCTTTTGCTTGGTATAGCAATTGCATTACCTGTAATAACTGGTTTAAATGACTGCAGGTATGAGTCCAGGCAATAAACTCAGGAAAAGGATTTTCTGGTTCATGCTGCCACATTGAGGTTAGGATATCGGCCCTACTCTCAGACGCTTTTAGAATGGATTTTAACGAGGCTTTTATTGCAGGGTATATAGTACTATTATTATTATTTGAGTAGAATATCCCCAGTCTCTCGTGCTTTGATTGAGGGAATACAAAGAGGGTATGCTCCTTAATACTGTGATCGGTAATTACTCTTTCGTTTTCTACTATAATATCTAAATACTTAACCACTCCGGGCTGGGTATCGCCAATAATGCTGTTATCAGATCGAACAATAAGTTTATTTCCATTAACTTTAGACTGTATTTTTTCTGTACAGTCGACTCCTCCGTATGTTGCTTTTAAAATTTTCATTTATTTTCTTTTAGCATGCATTATGCCCATTTGATTAATATCAGTACAGAACCACCCGAACTGATTTATTGCAAAAATTTCAAAGCCAAACTCTTCTAGCTTTTCTGTTAAGATTCTTTTACACTCATGATTGTGATACTCTATTGCAACTTCTTCCACACAGGAAAATTGTTCTGAAGTTATGTGTTGCATATGTGCTTCATGTCCTTCGATATCCATCTTAATTACTGCTGGTTGATACTCGGACAATACTTCTACAAGACTCTCTACACTTGTAATAGCTTTACATATAAAAATATGGTCTGAATATTTTACTTTTAGTTGTTCTATCTCGCTGCAAGCTACATCTACTCCTATGACTTTACTAGCTCCTCTATTTAAAAGATATTCAGGAGTTGATTCGTGGGGTTGAAATAACCAACCGCATCCTAAATCTAGAACTACCTTGTTTTCTACTTCTTTTAGATCAGACCAATGCTCTAAAGGATTTTCCGAATGTACTACTTTTGTACTAAACATGATTTTTTAGAGGTTTTAATTATTTCTTTAACGTAGTTATAACCGCAGGTAGTACTTTTAAAATTATCTTGTTCTATATCGTACGGTAACTTTTCCATGTAATTAGCCTTGTAGAACTGCCTACCACATGAACAAGTAACGCCTGCATTATGAAAAATAGTCGTTTCTTCCCACCGTTCTATGTTATCTGTAGCCCAGCTAAAGTTCATCTCTGGTACTACTTTTGTTTCATTTCCGAGTAACCATCCATTCCATAAGACAGCCCACATATCAGCACACCAAATTTGAAGGGGATGATGTGAAGGATCTTCTTTTACTTTTTGTTCATTTAATTTAGTGATCCAATAAAATAAATCTTCGCAATCTGCTTCAACTTTTTCCCAGAAATTAGCATTTATATTTTTTAAAATATACTGAGCTCCTCCTGAATTGGAATTCATTAATTTAGGAATCAAAGGATCAATCTGCACTATTTTACACATTCTAGTATAGACATCCTGTCCTTTAGACATAATGTAATCGTAGTTTATATAACTATTCGTATTACTCAAATACCATACACCGTCCTGTATAAATGAATCCCAGTTAGGTTTTTTAGTAAATACAATATCCGAATCGTAGTAAAAGATAGCTTCTTTTTCTAGTTCAGGGTATGCTGTAAAATGCTGTTTAAGTACATTAGGTCGAATAGAAGAAATATAGCGAATTGGCTGTTGTCTAGTATCTTGATAAAAGAAAAAACGAACATTGTTATAATGATTTGCTAATGCAGTCCATGCTTCTATGTTTTCCGGGGCAGACGTTTTATCTTCTGGATTCCAGGCAACTAAAATGTCGATACTATTAGGGTTGATTCCATGCTCTAGAAAATTGTTAATCATTACTTCAACCTGCCAAGCGTAGTATAAGAGTCTAGGCTGGACGCATACATAACGTAAATTCTTCATAACAGATTATTATTTTACTTATTATAAGGCTGCGCAAGCATCACCGCATGTTGCATAATTTCCAGAAGATGTATCTAAGACATATCCAGGACCTGTAGGACTAGTTCCTGTGATTTGATATACATGATTAAGATCTGCTGCATCTGGGTAGAATCTACTTGTAGTTACAGTTTGTCCAGCAGGGAATGCTACTATTAATCCGCTGCTAACCACAGTACAAGTAGAACATTGGTATTTGTCAGCTGTGTAGTGATCATAAACTACTGTTGTTGTTGTAGTTGTTGTACTAGTAGTAGTTGTTGTGGTGGGAGTAGTACAGACTGTTATATCTCTTACAACATATCCATTAGTTTCAAAATTTACATAATACGGACCAATTTTAAAATATTGCTGGGAAGTATCTGTATAAGCACTAGCTGTTATAGGTACAGTAAGGCATTCATCATAATATAAAGGTGTACCATTAGTAAGTGCTAATGATGAAGAATAATATATAGTAGAAGCACTAACTAATAAATTACATGCAGCATCAGCAGAACTAGTTCCAAACATTCTAGGTAATCCTGTATCATAATTATAATACATACTCTGTGCATTTTGTGGAGCACAAGTTGTTGTAGTTGTAGTAGTACTAGTAGTAGTTGTTGTTGTTGTTGGTACTGTTGTCGTGCTTGTAGTAGTACTAGTAGTAGTTGTAGTTGGTACTGTCGTAGTCGTTGTAGTCGTACTAGTAGTCGTAGGTACTGTTGTCGTACTAGTAGTTGTGCTAGTAGTTGTGGTAGTCGGAGCAGTAGTAGTTGTACTAGTTGTAGAAGTAGTAGTCGTTGTAGATCCGGTAGGACATGGTAGAATATCTAGATAATTAGGGTTGGTAAAAATAACCATTCCCTGCGGGTATATAACATTACCTACATGCAGACTTCCAGATACTTTATCTACGAGATTACCGTTACCGTCATCTACGATATAGTAAGCAGAAGAAGAAAGTATAAAATTATTCTTAGCTATCTTTTCGCCGAAAACTCCTCTTGGTACTGATAAAATAGTTATACGGGCATTTGATTCTGTAGGAAAATACCTATTATCTGAATCTAAAGAACCAGAAGCGGCAGTAGATTGTAAAAAATTATCCGCACTTGAAGCAGAAACTGGAAATGACCCGGTGAGGTAGTTAGAATAATACAAGTGCCTGATTGACCAGTAGTTCAAAGTTTCTTGCGGAATAGATCCTGTTATAGTCACAGGACCGTTCACCCCATTCAAAACTTCCATTCCATACTCCGCAAGCGTACTACAATTGTACGACGAAGTGTATATTAGTTTGATCGGAGTAGTAATAACATCAGATGTTTTAAGACTATTTGATGATCTACTCATGAATTATTTTATTACCAGTCTAATTTTACCCTGATTAAAGCTTCTTTTGTAAAGTCTTTTACAAGAGGTTTAGACATTTTAGCTACTGCTAAAAGCTCGCTATTATCATTATACATTCCTACAGTTGTGACGTAGGTTTGAGGGCTGTAAATCATAGTCGGGTACAAGACTTCACCAGATCCAGATACAAATGTCGGATTGGTAGAGTAGTTGTAGTCGGCGTTACCAATTCTAACAAACACGTAATCGGATGAAATAGTTTCTTGAGAGTTTAACTCAAATTCACCGCTACGTGAAATAGCTTGAAAAAGTATAGTGTTATTGGTAGAGGTGTAAGAAGCAGAAGCGTTTAGGGAATAGCTACCTGATCCGTAATTAGCTCTATCTAACGGTAATGCAATACCTCCTTGAATAGCTGGCAAAGCGAAGGCGCTAGCATTAAGAAGAATGGTACCGATATCTGGAAGATAAAAACCATAAGAACCAGAAGCGGTGTATCCAGGGGCAATCTGACCGGCACTATTTGTAGAAGTAGCTCTACCGTAAGAACCTGATACGAGGTTAAATACCCTACCACAATCCAAGTAAGTAACAGTAGTAACATCGTTACTATTATCACAGACTGTAATTTCACCTGCAGAACTTGAAAGACTTAAATTAAAAGTACCGGGCATTAAGCTCTCTTTATACCTGTTTCTATCTACATTTATAGCTAGAATATCTGGAGCATTTGTAGCAAGGCCTCCAAAATTAAAACCTTGAAGAGAACCTGATAGAGCAGGGCCGTATACAAGGGTTTCGTACTGCCTGTAAGTAGTTAAAGAAGGCGATACACCTGGAACGAGAGGGTTATACCACTGAGATCCGGAACCGTTGATATTACCGTATGCAATAGCGAATTGTGTAGCAGCTCCTGTGGAATTACTCTGCGTCTGGTAGACATTCAAGTAGAATGCACCCTGAGTAATAGTAGTTGAGGGAATAGACGAGGCTGTATAAAAAGTTGTTAACGTAGGCTGATTAGCACTCCAAGCCGGAGCTGTAATAGAGTCCGAGCTAATCACAAAATCTGTTGGAGCAAGTCTTGTAAATGACATATTTTTATTGTGTTACTTTTGTTATTTGAACTGGAACGAATAATCTTGCACCAGAGTCGCGTCCTATAACAGTGAGTGTGGTGTAGAGAGTGCTATTGTTTCCAAAGAGAGTATTCACTGTCGTACCGGTAATATTAATCGAAGTACCTATTACAGTTTTAGATACGTTAGTTCCAATTGTAGTTACACCTGTAGCATTTAGAGCAGTTGCTTGTGGAGTGTTAATACCTACACCATTAAAGGCAGCTGTAGTTCTAACATCTCCAATAGTTGCAACATATCCAGATTGTTCGAAAGTTGAAACAGCTCCAAGATAGTTTAATGTTTGAGGCGTAATAGAAATAGAAGCACCTTGCTTAAGAACGATAGTAGTGTATCCAATACTGATAACTGGAAGCTTAGCTGTACCTCTCGGTAGAGTAATGAGCTTATACTTCATAATCTCTTGAGATTCAGGGAAAGCTTGTATAATTGGCATATTTTCAATAGCTTCTCCGTAAAATGCCGATCCAGAAGGATGGTTTGGATTATAAAGAGTGTAGTCTACTTCATCGTCGGATAAAGAAAACTGTGTGATTTGGAAAGAGCCATCGTTTTGAGCGAGTAATTGCCTTCCCTTATCGGTTAGAATAGCGTCTACAACAACTGTCGTGTTACTTAAATATGCCATGTTTTTACTGTTTTTCTTCTAATAAATAGGAAGTCTATCCAAAAGTTCCTCCGTTTATTGTATTAATAGGCGGATCTGCTTGAGTAGATAGTAGCTGAGATTGTACAGCAGCTTGAAGAGTGTTTATATTGTTTGTTACTTCGGGGGTAATTGTATCTGGAATTAAAAATCCGTAGGAGGTTTGTCCTGGATTCTTATTAAAAGTTAATATAACGTTTTGTTCGTCTTTATACCTTCTTAACAGTAAGAAATTAGTAATTAAACTTGGATTTAATCTCCAGTTTTCAATAACCTGCGGTACTGCAGTAATAACTAATTTACTTGTCGATGAATTAATACTTCCCTGTAGTACATCTAACTCTTGAGTTAATCCGCTAAAATCAGACATTACTATCTTATCTCCGGCTTGTGGGATAAACGTAACGTTTATATCTCCATACTGTGTGTATAGGCTACTTGTATAAATTATAGAAGCAGATATAAAAGCCGGAACAAACTGGTATCCGTAATACTGACTTAAGTTACTACTAAAAGTGATAGTACTCTCTAGGTCGCTAGTATCTTGTACACTCTCAATATAGTTACCTAAAGAAGATGTTGCGTACGGGTAACCTCCTTGTCCAATGGAAATAGTTCCTGCGGAGAGAGAATTATTAGTAGTTCCTATAGCAATAGAAGAAGTAAAGTTAGAGGTAGACATTCCGTCTTGTCTAAACTTGAATACAACTTTATCGCTAGGACCTAGATTAACAGGCGGGGTTGTATAACTTATTACCTGCTGCGAAGAAGATACTCCGCTTGAAAACGTACTACTACCTCCAGAAGTTGGAAAGTCGTTCAGGACTGTCGGGTATGTTGTATTATAAAAGTTAAAGTTACTTGAAATATCCAAACTACTACCGATTACAAGGTACTCTTGACGATAACCTCCTCCTTCGTACCACTCAAAGATACTAGAAGAGATCCAGGAAGCAGTAGATCCTATTGTGTTAGAGAATATACCGTTTACGTATAGATCAAAAGGACCGCTATTAATTAAATCGGCTCCGGTCTGTGAGGGTAGGCTGTCTGGATTAGCAGGGATACTACTTTCGTAAATAGATCCTGTTGTAATTGAAGCAGGAGTAAAGCTAGAAGTGTATTGCACTGTCTGCAAGGTTCCTATCAAACTTGTTCCATTTAAATAGGCACCGAAAGAATATGATCCGCTAGATACATCGGCGGATGAGGCTAGGCTTTTGAACTGTATATTAACTCCTAAATCTACGGTAAAAGTTTTCTGACCTGCCTGCGAGGCTGTATAGCTTGGGTATACACCGGCTGTACCTGGGGAGAATTCTGTACTAGCTGGGTTTTCTGTGTTAAAGATATTAAAAATATCTCCTGACCTTAAAACTGTATTATCTAATACAACCGGATAGTCAACTACGTTGGAACCGCTTATTCTTCCGCTACCTATATTATTAAGTCCGGTAAAAGAAACTACTGAAACATCACCTGTATACTCAAAGTATAGTCTTGTATCTGCTCCTATAAGTCCAGTAGATCCTGTTGAAAAATATAATTGAGGTGTATAATTATACCCACTGTTGTAGATAGACTTTACTCCGTCTGTTCCTACTTGATTCGAATACTTTTTGTTATCGAACTGTTTAATAGTTCCGACAGTTCCTGCCTTGAAAATATTCTGTACATCAGCCCAGTTTCTATTATTTTGGTTTAGTTCAAATAAACCTCCAGAGACATCGGCAAAATAAGCTAAAGTAGCATTTACTTTCCCTGGTAGGAAGGAACTAGTAACTACTTGTGTAAATAAGCCGAGCTTATTTGAGTAATAGTTAATAACTGGTTCCCCTCCGTAAGAAATGTCTCCTGAATACATTATACTTTGAGAAGTGTATTGGTTGTAAACGAGACCAGAAAGATACGATCCGCTATACCTTGGTATTATATAAGGACGGGAAATATGGTTAAAATCTTGATACTGTGCGTACTGTGAGTAAGGTTGTTGGCTCTGATTTACTGGACCTACAACAAGACTTTGACTTAAAGACTGAGTTATTAGTCCGTAGTTAGTAGGAGCAAGTTGACTATAGTTGTAATCTAAATCTAAGACTCTTTGAGAAATAACTGATCCTGTAATATTTTGGAATATAGGACTTAATGAATAAGTTAAAAATAAAATATTCTGACCTCCATGCTGTGAAGGAGGTACAGAAGAAGTCCACGGGAAGTAGTAACTTGAAACATCTGTCTGTGGAAAATAGTTGTTACTAGCATCAATATAACTACCGCTAAACTCTCCTGTATATTTCTGAACGTTATCAGAAGAACTCATATACACAGTGCCTGGTGATCCAGATAAAGGGAATGAGTAATTACTGTATTGAACAGGTACGGCTTCTACATAACCGGTATTTCCTACAACTGCACCTCCGTCGGACCCTGTTACAGTCAGTAAGTAATAATCAGCATCGAAACTACTAGTTGTTCCAGTTGGTTCTTTTCTCGGATACTTATTCCTTTCAAGCATATGAGACTTAATCACGATACCGGTACTAGGACTTGTCCTAGCTGGTACCCAGTCTTTCAGCATCTTAAATAGAGAGTTATTATAGTACTTTATAACTCTAATAAAATCCCAAACATTATACCTACTTGTATATTCTGCGTTAAAATAAGTATTAGCAGTATTTACGAGAGGTATGTAAGAGCTTGAATACTGTAAATTAGGAGCTCCAATAAGCTGCATAATGTTAAAATATCCGGGCTGTGTAGAAGAGGTTACATAACCTGATGAAGTTATACTTGCATTAATTGAATCGGCTGGAGAGAATGCTATTTCAACATCTCCAGAAGTTTTCATTAAGGTATAATCGTAATACTGAGAAGTAACATAAGGGTCTAGCAAGCTACTTGAAAGCTCTAAAACGCTTCCTGTTATGATTCTAGTATTTGATATTTCTTGAATACCCGGAACCTCAAGGTAGTTGTATCCGCCGTATTCATGAACCTGTAGTATGTCGTTCGGAATACCGAAAGTGGCTATCAAAGCTCTTATACCTCTTTCTGTCCCTCTTGTCTTAAGTAAGTACGGGAGATTGTGGTAAATACGCTTATAAATTTCGTCCGTGATTTGAGTACTTGGTAGAGTTTCAAAGCTCGAAGTATACCCCGGAGATCCAGTTATAAACGTAATAACATATCTCTCGATCTTTTCTTCTTCAAAAGGAGGTAATGAAAGTGATGCTGTCAAATAAGGCTGTCCTGCTAGAGGATAGATACTACTACTAGCATATACAACAGTAGAGTATAAACTCGAAGTTACAGGTAGTGAAGAGCCTGTTTGATTTAATCCAAGAAGTGAATAGTATATGTTATCTGTAATACTTGTATTAGTATACAAATTTACTCCGAAAGATTTTATAGCTTCAGAAACTTGGTCTAAAGAAATACCTACAAACGGATTATTTTCTGCTGAGTATCTATTTGTAACGTCTTTTAAATAAATCCAGATATTGTCAAAATGTTGACCGATCATATCTAGGAATACTAAATACGGGATGTTTTGACTATCGTCTCTTATATACTGCGGAGCTGTATATTGTAGTAGGTTAGAGTTTAAATCATCGTAAACAGAAGCAGAGTAGTATAAACTTGCTGTTCCCGGTGAAGGAACAATATCTACGCTACCTAACCAGTTAACGGCTTGGGAGGAGGTTACAGAGTATAGTAAGTAGGGCTGTGAACTATTTCGCTTAGGCCAAGAATAAGATCCAGAATTAAAGTACAAGAAGTACTCATACCCGTCAAACTTTGTAATCGTATTATCGACTTGTGCTTGTAATAAAATCTTAGCCTGTGTTGTATTAGGTTGTGATAGACCTACAGAAGCAGATTCAATTAATTGAAGCTTGTATACAAAGTTATACAGTCTCTCTGTTGCTGAAGAGAATTTTACGAAATTTTCAAAATTGTTATAATTAACGTTAATCTGTATTCCCTTCTCATCCATCATTGATTTAAGCTGCTGGAAGGAGGAAGTTACAGACGTAGCAAACAGTGAAGTATAATCGTAATACGGAGTTGTTTGGTTAACAGTATCGTTAATATTAACTTTAAAATTAGGTCCTTTTATAGGACTGAAATCTTGAGTGATTTCAGGTTCTACATTTATACTTACATTAAACTCTGCTGAATCAGCTACAGCTATCGTAGTCCAAAAAGTTGACTTTACGTCAAATTCGTCAGGTAAGGGTTCGTAGAGTTTAAATAAGACATAACCGTTTTCTTGCTCTTCTATGTAGAGGGCATTAACGGCTATTACCAATCTATCTGTTCCAAAATTTAAATAGAAAGAAGGATAGTAGGCGTCCGCAGATAAAGTAGCATTAAAGAGAGCGAAAGCATTTAATAACTGATCGTTAGATAGATCCTGTCTTGCTACTTTCAGTTCTGTTCTAGAAGGAGATATTTCTGTAATCCAAAAATTCTGTTCAGGAGTAGGAGCAGAAAGTAATAGTTTTCTAAAAAAATTATACTTTACATTTACTATACCTCTATTATAACCTAACCTCTTTACATCTTCTTCTGGATTGACGTATATGGTTGTAGTAGTTCCTGTAACGGGATCTACATCTCCTATCTCGTAATTAGCATCAAAATAATTACTACTTAAAACTGTACCTGCTTCGTCTTTGACGAAATACTCAATATAATCTTCTGCACCGCCAAAATTAGTAGTTATTATCGCTTTACTAATCAAAGCAAGATCAGACGGAGAGTATTCTTGATACTGCCCATCGGATCCTAAATATCTTACGTCTACTACTTCCATTACAGTATCTTACTTAAGTTCAAATAATTTTGATTCGCTTCAAGCAATTGCTGTCTCAAAGAATTAATTTCTTCGATATAAGCCCTTTCGTTATCCGTTATTACACCCCCTCCTAAATATTCCGTACTCCTCTTAACTAAATACTCGTGAGAATTAACTTCTCCCATTGCAGGAATTTCAAAAAATAACTGGTCGTATAAATCAAAAAATCCTTCTACGGAAATTTGTTCAGATAAAACAGAAGCGGTTACTGGAGTATATAACTCCGTAAAGGAAGTATCTACCACTCTAGTATACGTATTACGTCCGTAAACTTCTTTAACAAGATTTACTTCTTGTTTCATCACTCAATTATTTTAAACATCAAATTCTGACCTGTGTATATAACTTCTTCTGCCGGTAAAAGAGCGAGGCTTCCTGAACCATACAGCGATAATGCATTGTAAATTGACTGCTCGTTATCGTAGACCGACAAAGGTCCGTAAGTGGTTGAATAAATGTTCGTCTTTATTAATATACGGTAAAATCTATTAACTTCCAAACCAGCCGTATATAAAGTAAAATAATTACTTACACTATCGGCACTTATCTTTGTAAACGAAGTATCGAAGTCTACTACCATTTCTTCTGTCTTTACATCCTGTAATGCCCAGTATGAGTTTTCAGGTAGGTATAAAGAAGTCAAATAGGTAGATTGTGTAGAAAAAGTTCTAGGAGGGTATGTATACCTTACTCCTGTTCTCATCTTATAGACCTGATTCTGTTTAAACTGTCCTTGATTATTTTGTAGGACAATAGTAATTTGATCGTTAAGTACGTAGTTGGTACCCTGTGGGTAGTAATAGGAGTCGTCCCACATAAACTGAATAGTCGGTGGGTATATTGTGTGAGTGTCAACAGAAAAGAATTTAAGATCTATAAAAGAACTTGTATTCTGCTCTATGTAACTCGGATGTTTAACTACAACTCCATAATTGTTTATACCTCCGGGACTAGATCCAGAGAACCAACCGTTAACTATGTCTGAGATATCCATGTTGATATCTTTATTAGACATATAATCGAAGAACTGACTCCCTGAATAGTTTGTAAGAAACTTACTGCCGGTTATACTCCAAGCAGGTGATGCTTGATAAGGACCTGTATACTCCCAGCTTACTCCGTTTCTAGATTCAGGCTCTTGTGCAAACTGCCCTGTACCCATCGTCCAGGATTGCGATACTGCGTAAGCCTCTAAAGAATAGGTTGTGTTTAAGTTTTGTGCAGTTGCTAAAAACATTTTTAAATTCGCTTGCCAAGATCCGCTTATGGACTGTGAGGCAAAAGTTTTTAACTTAGCGATTTCAGCTGGAGCAAACTGCAGAAGCGCTCTCCTAATATCAGTTACTGGAAAATAAGCATCAGTTGTAGAGTAGTCGCTATTAGCAGCTAAATCGTACGTATAGTACGGATTATCAGTTATAGAGGTTCTATTTAAAAACCTAACTCCGTCCTGTGAATTTTTTGCAGAAACTTCTAGAATAGGATCCCTGCCGGTATTCTTAGAAGGATACCTTGAATAGATAGTAGCGTCTGCGGATGAAAATATTTGATATACTGCCATGTTATTACATTGTGACTACACGTCCTTTAATATCAACATCTGGATATTTAACTTCAAAGATACTCGGATCTAGAGAAGGGTATATAACTCCGTTTAATGTTGCTCCTGGTATATCATAACTGTATTGCGAATAACCTTGCCCAGTACCTGCAATATTATTAATCTGTACTTTTTGTACAGTTTGCACTCCGGCTATTTGATCTAATAAAGTATAAATTTCTGATAGAATTATCGGTTCGTTTATTTGCCAATTCTCTCTATTGAAGTAAGCTTTTAAAGCTATTAAACAATTAGCAATAACATCTCTAGATGTGTAATTAGGTCTTACTATAATATCAAAATTAACCTGAATGTTTATTATGTAAGCAGGTTTTAAAATAATAGTATCGGTGAGCATTCTATACTCCCCTAAATAAGTTTGAATATTTTTAAGCAAAGCAGGTCCTGGATCTGTGAACTGTCCTGAGGTGTTGTAGCTTAGTAGGTAAATTGATGTAGCTAAAGGATCTCTCTCTCCTGGTTCACCGACAAAATACTGAGCAAAAGTTGCTGTATCTTTAGTTACGTAAGCCTTAGCTACTTGTCCAAACTTAGGAGGCATTCCTAAAACCATTCCGAGATAGTCTTGCTGGGTTACAGCTCTCATTTGAGATGGATACATTGCTAGGGTATTCAGCTTTAAACTCTCCGGAGTATCGCCATCCCCTCCGCCTACGGCTCTAGTAGTATTATTTGTAGCTACAGAATTCTGTATAGTCGTAGCGATTGCAGGATTTACAGTACTTGTAAAGTTAGAGCTAATAGAAGCAATGTAGGTTAATTCATTAATTTGGGCATTAGCTGCTGCTCCTCCTCCTACTAAATATGTTATAGTTAGGGTAGTATTTACCGGAGCTAAGCCGTAAGAATCGTTGGTTACAAAGTTTGTTGGATCGAAAGCTGTATTAAGTAGGTCAATACCATTTACAGTACCTATACCTACATTAAACGGATCTGGGATTGAACCTGATACGGCAGTTATACCTGCTCCGAATTCAAGTTCTAATAGAGCGTTGGTCTTAAATCTAGATACGAATCTTCTCGGTACGTCTATTTTTCTTAGTATGTACGGGACTTGATTAGCTTCTTGATACAGTTGAGGGTAGTTAGTAGAAGTGTTTTGAACAGGATTTAATATGTAATCTTGAGCTAAGTAAGGTACTTCGTACCACTTATTACCATTACTATCTGCCACACTTAAAATCTCGATAATATTCGCATCTTCGATAGTTCTAATCGGAAATCTTTCTGCTGCACCAAAAGTCAATGTAGTTGTCTTAACTTGACCGGAAATAGCAGTAGTAGTTTTCTTAAGTAGATACGTGTTTGGATTACCTCCTACAGTAGTATAAACAGATACGTCTGTTGTGTCTATTGAAGAAGATAAATTAAAGTCTACCTTGTTTGGACAATAGAAGAAATTAGAATTATTAATATTAGATCTAACTTGCATTCCTTCATCT